TTAAACGCTTTATTATCTCTAATAGGTTCTAATATTGCTAGTATTAGTTTTGGTAAGGGTAAATATAGAATAGATGATAATGTAACAATCCCTAAAAATATAACTGTAAAGCTTGATGACGGAGCGTATTTTGTTGTAGATGATGATAAAACTTTTACAGTAGGAGAAATTAATGCAAGTAGACGACAGATATTTGCTTATAATGCAACAAATACAGATATTACTACTAGTAATATAAAATTAGTGAGAAAATATAAAGTATATCCCGAGTGGTGGGGAGCG